CTTCTATTTTGGAGATACGCCACCTAAAGGCGGTAATTTAATGACGTTACCTGACCGAAGTTGGCACGCGAAAGGTAATTGTAATCAGCACCCAGACCCAGACCTATGGCACTACGAGAACCCAAGGTTGTTAGATGAACAACAACTGGAAGTCTTGCGAAGTGTTCAGGCAATAGAGTTATGCCACACCTGTCCAGTCAGGCTTGATTGCTTGAAGCAAGGGTTAGATTCTGAGAACCTAGAATACACTGGCGGGCACGGTTCTATTTGGGGTGGGTTGCTCACAGTTGAGCGGTATTTACTCACAACTAAACACCCAAAACAGGTTCGAGTTAAGGCAGAGTCACGACATAGAGGGAATGTTCGACGAAAGATTGCTAGAATAGATAAATGAAAAAACGATTTATAATTCTATCAACTCTTGTTGCTATCGCGGTTATCACACCAGCAACCCACAACGTGGGTGTGCACGTGGACATTGAACCCAAAAAGCCAGAGGTTATACAAACCAAGGCAACAATGGAAGAGAAGAAAGCCAACAAGATTATGGCTATGAAGTTTGCCAAGGCAGGTTGGAACTGGGATAGAACTCAGCGCAAGTGTGTCTACTCGTTGTTTATGAAGGAGAGTAAGTTCGACCACTTAGCCAAGAACCAACAGGGCAGCAGTGCATTTGGGATTGGGCAGGTATTGAAGGAGACAAGCAAAGACCCAGCGATACAGATACTCAACGCTTACAAATATATCAAGCACCGCTACGACACACCGTGCAAGGCGTGGTCACACAGCCAGCGCAGAAACTGGTACTGATGCTTGACTTAACTGGCAAGCCTATTGTAACCTGTATCTGTGGGTGCAAGATGTTTGTGGTCACAGTAATGTGGGACGAAGAGACAAGAGAAGTAGGTTGGTACGATTTAAAGCAGGAATGCAAGGAGTGTGGGGCAATTAGCACCGCACCAACACCAATAGACTGGAGAGATGAATGAGTGAAAAAAAGTTTGGAAAGTCTTGGCTTTACTGGGGCAAGATTAGTGGCTTTAGTATTGGATTTCAGATTAGCAGACACAACTTTGATTTGAGCATAGGGTTTTGGTACGTAGGGTGGGAGTTCTAATGCCCAACTACGAATACAGATGTCGTAAGTGCCACTCACTTACAGTTATAAATCGCAAAGTTGAAGAGCGAGATGATGAAGTTACTTGCCCTTGTGGGCAGGTGTCTAGTAGAATTTACAATACACCAGCGGTTCAGTTCAAAGGAACTGGATTCTATTCAACAGGAGGATAGTATGTGCACAGTATGTAAGAACGGTGGTTGCAGTAATTGTGAACCACGCAATGAAACACTTCAGTTTGCTAGCGGTAAAGAGATAGAAGAATTCTATGACTCATACGGAGAATCACTCTGGGTAGACCCAGCAGAATCAACGCCTGAATCTTCCTGAGGTACGTCGTCGTTATCGCGGAATGGTTTGAACCCACCAATCTTGTTGATGAGTTTACGAATGGCACGCTTGTGGCGCATACGCACCGCATCTTCTGTGCCCATATCTAATTCTTTTGCAATGTCACCGAAGTCCATTGACTCTGCATAGCGTAGGAATAATACTTTCCTGTCATCCTTTGGTAGTTTCCAGAATGCGTAATCAACTTCAATCATCATAGCCATAAGGTTGCCACCCTCATTAGGTGCAGATGGACGACCAGTTCTACCAAGGTTTAGTTTGTGGGTTACGCCCCACTCTCCACGCAATACAGGAGGCAGCAATGCCTCAACCATATCTGCTTCGTAAAAGAATAAATCGGTAGTCTCATAGCCACCAGACTTTGCTTTCCAATGGTTGCAATAATCTAAGGCTTGATTGCGTAGGCTACGATAGATAAGGTTCTTTGCATCTTTGTCGCCTATCTCTTCCCAAGCATCCAGTTTATTTGGGTGCTCAACAAACCACTGATATAAAGATTGTTTGATGTCTTCAATATCAACAGTCGGAGACTTACGAGAATACTCAGAGGCAACAGCATCAACAACATACTGCCAGCGTTCTATCCTTGCCCACTCAATCATTGAATCTTTGTCCCGTCCACTATCTTGAGGAAGGTAACTGGCTTCATCATCTTATTCTTGTTAGCAAACTCAGTTGTAACTGGCAACCACTTATCTTCCCACACAAGATTGTTCATCAGGTCAAGACGGAAAGACCACACACCCTCAGGTGTATAGTTAATGTAGTAAGGTGTTAGCCCAAGTTCAGCAGACTTAGTGATAAGAAAGTCATACTTCTTTTTCTCAAGCAATAACGTATCGTAGTGAGTGTTGCGTGACTTAAGTTCAATGAACATTTTATACTCATCTGTAATGCAGTCGAAGCCGTCGAATAATTCTGGGGAGTGTACTAAATCTGGGAAATGTTCCTGCTTCAGCCAGTTAAATAACTCCTGCTCTTTCATTCATCCCACTTACCTCTTAGAACTAGCAGTCCAATGATTGCATAGTTAGCCATATCCTTGAAGGAATCTTCAAGAGATTCGTGCTCAGGGCTTGCACCACTATCAATCAAGTTGTTAATGCGTGCCAACTTATCGTGCATACGCACACGCAAGCCATTGATTGCACCGCCTGGTGCTTGTGAGATATTCTTCGGACCATAATCTTTATGCTTAGAGATAAGCAGTTCAGACAATTCTTTATTTATATTGGCAAGGTTTACTTCGAGGTGGAGTTCGCGTGCAATAACGGAATGGCTAACGAAACCATCAATGAAGTTCCCTGAGTCTCCGTCTTTACTACGTTTAAACCCAAGTTTGTTAGATACTGAATAATCTGCCATATCTCTTCACGCTCCGCTTTCGTTGTCATCTGGTTCCTCCGCTAGTAAATTTTGTAAGTCTCGGTCAAAGTCCTGAAGTGCAGACTTCACAATCATATCCTCAACTAACTCATCTACTAGGTCGTAACCATTCTCACTAGCAAATAGTGTAACATAAGTAGACTGAGTTATCAGTTTAATCTGGTCTGCATCGTGTGCATTGTCGAACAAGAACCGAAGCATTGACCCTAGCATAAGTTTAAATCCAGAGGGCAACAGATAGTACGGGTCGAAGGTCTCGTCCTCTTCCAAGTAATGGTCTATCAAAGCAAACGAATCGGGAAAGGTTATGTTGCAGTCGTGGCAATGATTATGGGGAGGCTCTTCCTCAATGTTCATTTACACCCATCTTTTGATTGAAGTAGTCAACACCGTCCTGCACGAACATTGAATTAACATCGTGTCCATCTGGGAGTTGAATGATAGTAACTGGTAGTTCGCGGGCAAGACTACGGGCGAATTCCGTTCCAGGCTGGTCGCCATCGGCGAATACAAAGACCCTTTCAAAGTCTGCCAGCAATCGTGTGTAGTGCTTCTTCCAACTGTTCGCACCTGGTACTCCAACACAGGGAATCCCAACGCAAGCAGAAAGAGTAAGGGTATCCAACTCGCCTTCACAAACTCCAATAAAGTCACTGGCTCTCTCCACATCTAGCACATTATACATCTTGGTTTCAGCCCCAGTCATACCCATATACTTTGGTTCAACTGCAGGGTTTAAACTTCTAAATCTTAAATCAACTACGCCAGTCTTGGTAATGTAAGGGATAGATAACCTACCCTTGAATGCTTCGTGCCCTGTCTCAGGCTCCGCGACTACGCCTAATGACGCCAGACGTGCTACCTCCAGAGGAATACCTCTGCTTCTTAGGTAATCTTCCGCCTGATAAATGTTTTCCGCGTACCCTGCTGCTGCTTTCCCCAGTAATTCCTTCTGCAAAATGCTTTGCTTCACTGAAACTCATCCCCTCTTGTCTGACAATAATTTGAATGCTGTTTCCTTGGACACCACAGGCGAAACAAATGAAGATGTTCTTATCAAGGTTTGCACTTCCTGACTGGTGTGTGTCTGAATGAAACGGACACTTGAGATTAACTTGCCCGTGTGTTTGTCTAAGATTCGCACCGTAGTGTCTGAGTATGTCCGCGATTGGCGGAAGGTCGCTGTCAATTCTTATCACCGTATCCTGCATCTCTTAATAGTTTCACCGCATCCTCCAGTCTCAGTAAGCATACCCAATCGGACACACTCTTTTCTCCTTGACCATTCAAGCGTAGCACTACTATGCCTAGGTCTTTATCGTTTGCTCTATCCTTGAGTTGCTGTATAGCAGCACTAGGATTAAATCCTGTTCTTGCCTTTACTTCCCAATCAATACCCACAGTCCCAGTAACATCAGTACCACTGCGACCAGCCCCAGTACTCTCAGCAAAAGGGAAGCCATTGTCAACCAGATAATTAGCCAGTACTTTTTGACTACGATATCCCCGATGCTTGCGTGATTGCGAAGCCACTTACGAAGCACTCTTATCCTTATTCAGAATACGAACAGCCCACGCTAAGCCAGCGTTGAGTCCATCAGTCCACTCATCTGTGACTGGAACCTTGGCTGCTTCAATCTTTTCAATCAATGCTGCCGTCTCTCGCTTAACTTCAAGCAAGATATAAGCACGCATCTCTTGTGTCATATCGTCTTCTTCTTCTCGTATCATTACTCTCCTATGAGTTCTCTGGTATGTCGTCCATAAACATATACTCAGGATTAAATGCTAGCCACGCTAGCAAATCCCCGTTTGCATCTGCTCTTCCATATCTATTCTTTACAGGTGCAATAGCCATAGAAGTACCAACAACTCCAAGAGTACAGATAAGAGCAGGAAGTTGCGCGACCTTACCTTGAAGAGCCGACCTAGGCTGGCAAGGATTTCCAGGTACAGCCTCAGAAGTATGATGCAAAATAATAATAGCAGCGTTAGTATCACGAGCAAGGAATTTCAACTCCTTCATAATCGCACGCATAGATGCGAACTCTTCACCACCATCGGTGGCAATGTCCATCAAGTTATCAACAAAGATTGCAGTAGGTGGACAACCCCACAACTCTTCGAAGGCTTGAACTTCCTCGTCTATATCTTGCAGAGTAGGAGATGATTCAAATGACCAGACAATGTGTGCACCTCGTGAGAGGGTTGCCTTAGTCCAGCCGTAGTCATTGTTCATTAATGTTTCAACATCAGTCTGATTCTTACCGCTAATCATTGATGCAAGGCGCATAGCCATAGTGTGAGCGTTGGTATCTGCTGAGATATACAAGCAAGGTACCTTCATCTTGAGGGCTAAAGCCAGTGCCAGAGTGGACTTTCCCACACCTGGAGTGCCTGCCAACATAGAGACTTCTGCTCTGCGTAAAATTATTTTATTGTTATCAAATGCACGGAACACAGAGGGCAATGGTTCTCCACCAATGTCTGCTCTGCCTACTGAACGGACAAGAGTTCTCATCCTTTAGTCTTCTCAATGTCTTCTAAAGCAGCGTTGTATCCTTCTTTGTAACCATCAACGTATGCTTCTTGTAATAAATACTTAATTGTTTTTTCCATTTGTATCTCCCGTCTTAAGTTGGCAGAGGGGTAAATATCTTCCCCTAATAAATACCCCTCTACCAATTCTAGTTTATGTCAATGTCTAACCATTGACTGGTGAGCATTGCCCTTGGTCTTGTGGTTGCTGACAAACCCACATCCGATACGGCTTGCCGTTCTTCTTCGAGATTCCCGATAGGAACTTTCGCTCCCCGTGAAGACACGTTGGCGTGGTACCTGATGCTTCCGCTGTCGGGGCGGTTACGAAGGTAGGAGTTGCTGGCTGCGCGGGAGTTGAAGTAGGCGTTCCCAAAGGGGCTGCCACACCTGCACCATTAAGCATTCTTCCTGTTGCTGCAATCTGTGTTGAGTAATCAGAGATTCCCTCTAG